GGAACAGGCTTTAGATCCTGTGTTAGCAGCTTCTAATAAATTTGTTGGGAGTGCTGTTCAAATTATAGATTTACCTTTTATGCTTTTAGATGCCATTGATAGTGGTAAAGATATTTTATTTAAAAAATGGGCAACCTCTGCCGGTCTATCAGAGGCAGATCAAAATGAAATTATTACAAATAGCAAACTGCCTGTTGAAGTTGAAAAATTTAGACCTGGTAAATGGATTAATGATAATATTTTAAATGATGCTGCTAACTATGAAGCAAAGACTACAGTTGGTGAATATGCTGGAAGTGCTGCTGAGTATATGCCTTACAGTTTATTAGCAAAAGCACCTAAAGCTAAAGCTGTTTTAATGGGTACTGGTGGAGCAAGTGGTTTAATAGATCAAGCTGCAACAAACACTTTAAATAGTGAGGGTATGGGTACTGGTGTTGGTGTTGTTAGTAATGTTATATTAGATTTACTAGCTTTAAGAAAAGGTAATTTATCTGGCTTGGTAGACAATGTAATGCCAGATGCTAAAACTATTGATGCTGCAAAACAAATACAAAAAAATGCAAAAAAATATGGTCTTGATTTAACTGTTGGTGAAGCTACTCAAGTTCAATCTATTTTAAAATTAGAGGGTGCTACATCTGCAAACATGATTGGCAACAAAACACTAGATACTTTTTGGAAAAACAGACCAACACAATTAAAAAATTATATTAAAAATTGGGGTAAGGATAATGGTTTATTGCCTGACTCAGGTCTTATTACAAGTAGCAGTATTAACGAACAAATGAAAAAAGTAGCTTTAAAGCTAGATAGCCAAAGATCAAAAATGTGGATTAAATCTGGTGGTGCTAAATTTGATAAAAGTTTTTTTGATGCACAGTCTGTTGATAATATGAGATTAGAGTTATTAGAAATTGCTAAAGATGCACCAGAAGAGATTGCAAAATTTCTAAATAGAAAAGCAATTATTATTGGTAAATCTGGTGGTGAAGGTCGTATTATAAATAAAATTTACCAAGAATTTAGAGATGGTAGTTTCCAATCTGCAAAAGGTGGAAATTATGCTGTATCAAAATCTTATGATGACGCAAAAGAAGCAGTTAAAAAAGTTTTATCTACTAGCGATGATTGGAAAAAAGCTAATAAAAAATACAAAGTATTTTCTGACACATACGAAAAACCTTTAAGTAAAGGATCGGTTACAGAGTTATTCAACAGTCTTAAAACTGGTAAATGGGCAGAAAGTGCAAAAACAAATGCAAACCTATATAAATATATTACATCTAATAATGTTAGATCATCAGATATAGAAAAGTTAGCAAATGCAGTAAATAAAAGTGGTGTAGATGGTGCTTGGCAAAATATAGCAAGTGATTTTTTTAATAGTGCTTTTGATAGAGCTGCTATTGATAATATGAATAAAGGTTTAAATATTGGTAATAATTTTTATAACGCAATTTTAAAAACACCTAGAAATAAAGAAAACTTTACTGAGGTTATGTTTCAGTTGGCCAAACAAACAGATAAAACTGTTAAAAGATCAGATGTCAAAAAAGCAGTAACAAGTTTTGCTGATGTTTTAAAAGCATCAACATCTGGTGGCAAGATAGGATCTAGTACAGCAACAAATATTAAAGTTGAAAAAGAATTAAGTAAAGGTTGGCAAAATTGGGTAGAGGGTTTTGGTACTACAGGAATTAAAAATTGGTTTGGTGACAGAACATTTTCTAAATCATCACAACAAATAGCAGAAGCTATGGTTAGTGAAAATGGCATACAAGCATTTATTGATTTGGCTAAAAATTGGAAAAATAAAAATAAAGCAGTTGTTCTTTTGAGAGCAGTAACTATTGGCTCTGAGGAACTGGAGTAATGGCTACACAGTCTCAAAAAAACGCACAAGAAATAATAAAGTTACAAGGTGAAATTAAATTAATACACAACAAAATTTCAGTAATTAAGGATAATCATTTAACTCACTTAGATAAAAAAGTGGATAATGTTTATAAATTATTATGGGCAGTCGGTCTAATAAGTCTAAGCTCCTTAGTAAGTCTTGTAATAAATCTGTTAAGTTAAGCACAGATGTTAAAGGCACAATTGGCGAATACCAAGAAATAGTTAATTTAACTAAACAAGGTTTTCATGTCGCAAAAGCCTGTAACCCACAATGTCCATTTGACTTAATTGCAGTATCGCCAGATGGTGAGATTCACTTACTAGATATAAAAACCAACACATACAGAAAACATATAAAACCATATCGTAGAAAAATATGGCGATCTCCAACTGCCAAGCAAAAGAAGTTAGGCATAAAAATTAAATTAGTAGATCATGGAAACGAATTATGAAAGTAAGTGAAAACACATCAGTCGCTATGCCAATTAAAAATATGATTGGTATTATTGTAGGTGTTGTAATGGGTGTTTTTGCTTATACAGAAATTACTGCCAGACTGACTTCACTTGAAACATCAAGAGAACTGATGAACGCAGATTTGCTTAAAGCAAGTGAACAGACAACTGTGGATAAAGAACAGTACATCCTCTTGGAAGAACTTTATAAAACCACAGATCAGCACACAGAATTATTAAATAAAAATATTCACAATCAAGTAATGCTTCAACACTTAGAAAAACAATTAGAAAAAGCTTTATCTGATATAGAGGAATTAAAAGACAAGGTAAGAGCAAATGGAAATAGTCATTAGTTTATTAATGTTTTTAGGAGAGCCATCTGTATTAAAAGAACATCTATACATACAAGATCAAAAAATGGCAACTTGTCTTAAAATGAAAAGAGTCGCTGAGAGAAGTAGTAATGCCAAATATCAATGTGCTAAAGTTAAAGCAACTGTAATTATAGATGAATACTCAGGTAATAAAAAAATAACAAGTATTTCAAGTTTAGATTAATGCGTAAAGCAAACAAGAAAAGAAACCCTGTTGCTAGGCAGTTAAAACATTTTTCCAAAAAAATTATTAAAAGCAAAAAATTATACAATAGAAAGAAATTACAAAATGATAGATAAAATTATATACACTTTCTTTGGTTGGCTAGATACATTTTCAGAGCATTTAGACAGAGTATTTTTTCCAAAACCTAAGAAAAAAAAAAGAAAAAAAAAGTGCAAAGATTGTAAATGTGATTGCCATTGTAAAGATGATTTGCATTTACATCATTACGATCAAGAGCTTTGTGCTTGTGAGGGTTGTCAATGCTAGGAGAAGATTATGAAAGTATTAGAAAAAATTCTTTTAGCAATAGAGTGTTTTTGTAGAAAGCTTTACTCAAAAGTTTGTTATTACCGAATTATATTCACAACAAATCTAAAAAGGAAAAATGATGTACGAAGAAGTAAAAGAAGAAATTAAACTTTGTGAGGGTTATGTAAATAAGATTTACAAATGCTCCGAAAATTTTGACACCATATTCTATGGACACAAGGTAACACCTGAAGATACTTATGAACATGGTGTTGAGTACCCAAAAGAAATGGGCGAAGAAGTATTTGAGAAAGATTTCCAAAGAACACTAGATGCTGCTGAAAGACTTATTGGTGATAGGCAAATTAACAATACTGCTAAAGAAGTTATTATTAACATGGTCTACCAAATAGGTGAGGGTGGTGTTAGTAAATTTAAGAATATGTGGAAAGCTTTAGATAATGAAGATTATGGTGAGGCTAGTTTTCAAATGCTTGACTCACTATGGGCAAAACAAACACCGGCAAGAGCTGGTAAGTTAGCCGGTAAAATGCAATCAGCAAAATTATAGGAGGTTACTATGTGGTTAGGTTTAGCAACTAAATTAGTTCCAGGTATTATTAAAACTGGAATGTCTATTGCATCAAATAGAAGAAAAACAAAAGAATTAGAATCTGTAGCTGAACTAAAGTTAGCTGAACGCATGGCTAATGGGGAGGTCGAATTTAAAAAAGCTGTAATTGATTCACATAAAGGGGACTGGAAAGACGAATTTTGTCTCATACTTATCAGCATCCCTCTCTTACTTTTGGCTTGGTCAGTATTTAGTGATGATCCAGATATACAACAAAAGATAGATATATTTTTTAATAAGTTTGCAAATTTACCTATGTTCTACCAAGCACTTGTGGTTGGAGCTTTTAGTACAATTTTAGGTATCAAAGGTGTTTCTACTTTTAAAAAAAAATAAATGTCAGAAAATTTAGAACTGATTAATGAGTATAAAGAACAAGTTAGAATACTCAAACAAGAAGTAGCTGAACTGCAAGATGCCGGTAAGTCTAAGGATAGTGCTAACAAAAGATGTCTACAAAAATTAGAACACTCAGCACAAGACTTAGAAGATGCCAATAAAAAAATTACAAGTTTAGAAGATGAGCTGCATAAACTTAAAAAGAAAGATGATTAATGAATTTTGTACTTAATCTGATTATGTGTTCTGGTGTAACAAGCACTTGCCTACCACCTTACAGATACCCTGATTTATTTGTTGATGGCTATTCTTGTATGATAGCTGGAAACACAGAGTCAATTCTTAAACTAGAAGAAATAGGCTATGAGGATGTTAATAAAAATAAAATCTTTATTAAGTTTATCTGTAATGAGGAAGTAAAACCATCAGCTAATACTTAATGGCAGTTAAAAAAAAATTATGGAAAAAAACTACAAAAGTTGTTAATGTAGGCAAATGTAGAATTTGTAAAGAAGATATTACAAATGATATGAGCTTTTTATCATTCTATGGTGGAACTCATGCACACTTTAAATGCGATAGAGAAGAATATAACAACAAACAAAAGATGGAGTAAATAATGGCAGATAGTGAGTGGTATAAAAAAAATTTTAAAAGATATCGTCAAGGTGATAAATTTAAAGTTAGAACTATTACTTTAGATAGTGGTAAAAAGGTTATGAAGTTTTTAGAAGATGATGAACTAAAACTTATTAATGCTTTAAACCTTAGACCAACAATAGATAAATAATTAC